TACCAACAGCCTCACTTCGCGGGGAGCTTCAGCACCTGGCCGGGCTGCAGCTCGTCCGGGTCGACGTCCGGGTTGAGGTCGGCGATCTCCTGCCACCGCCCGCCCTTGCCCAGCTCGTGCGCCGCGATCCCCCACAGCGTGTCCCCGGAGACCACCGTGTACGACCGCGCCGTACCCGGCGACCAGGACGCCTTGTGCTTCAGCCGCTCCGAGATCCGCGCCTCGACGTCCACCCAGTCCAGACCGCGCGGGTCAACCTTCCCGACCTGCCACTCCAGATGCCGGATCACACTGCGCACCGTCCACCCGTGCTCCCGGCACAGCGCCGCCCCGGTACGGACGATCGCCTCGACCTGCTCCGGGGGCCACGGGTCCCGGCCGTCGCCGAGGTTCTCGCACTCGAAGCCGTAGTAGTGCCGGTTGCCGTCGGTGTTGTTCTCGTTCGCCGTCGGCAGCGCCTTCTCCGCGATGACCGCGCGCAGCACGTCGTCGTCTCCGAGGCCGGCGTGGTTGGCGCGGCCGTAGCCGACGAGATGCACCCGGCCGTCCTTCGTGATGACGCCGTGGCACAGCGGCCCGGGCAGACCCTCGTAACCGTCCCGGCAGATCCGCACGGTCTTGGCGCTGCCGGAGGTCACGGTGTGGTGGATCATCACGCCGTGAACGGGCCCCCACGGGCCGATGCGGTTGCGGTTGTGGTCACGCCAGTCGCCGACCTCGACGACCGTCAGGCCCTCGTTCTTCAGCGCGGCCAGGAACGTGGCTGGCGCCAGAGGCGGCGCCATCAGGAGGCCTCGGCCGGGGTGAAGTCCAGGTAGTACGCCTGGCCCGGCTCGAAGCTCACGGCCGGGTTGTCGACCTGGATGGTGAGGCTTCCGGTCGGAGTGGTCTTGGCGTACCGCTGGTCCTCCGGGGTCTCCGCGTCGTACATGGCCATGAACTCGTAGTTGCGGGTGACCTGATCCTCCTGAGGCCCCCACTTCTTGTGGGTCTCGAAGGTGCAGCGGAACTTAGCGCGGACGGGCATGGGTGCCTCCTGGGCATGCGAAAAGCCCCGGCCAGACGGCGCGGGGCTGAGAGGTGGGGTGGCCATCGGGGAGCTATGCGGGAGGCTCCTCGACGGGGTGGATGACGAGCTTGAACTCGGCGAGGGTGACCGTCTGCGGGCTGGACGCGTTGTGGCGAACCATCAGCCCGAGCGGTACCTGCGGGTCGACGAAGAGGCCCCAGCCCTTGGCGCGGTACTGCCCGCCGGGGGTGGCGACGTGGTCCTCGGTGCACGTGGAGTCGTAGCCGCCTGCCACGTCGAGCGGGTCGCGGACGATGCGGGAGCGGACCTCGGTGTAGCCGCCGGCCTCCCAGTAGACGAGGCCGTGCACGGTGCCCCAGCCGGGGATACCGGCTGGCCAGCCTGGCCACACCAGACCGGAGCGGGGCTGGGTCTGCCAACTGCTGGCCGGGACCCGGTAGGCGTCGGGCTGCAGCGGGTTGTGCATGTTCCACGGGTCGTACGACTCGGTGTCGTACGGGAACCGCAGCAGGTGGTACTGGCCGTCGGCGGGTACGACTTGCGGGACGTCGACCTTGAGAGAGACGACGCGGACGCCAGGCACACAGACCTCCAGGAATGACGAAGGCCCCGGCCTGGTGGCGCGGGGCGGCGGGTGGTGCGGTGTGGTCAGAGGGGGGTCTGCTCGACGTGGTGGCGGGTGGCCGTGACGCCGGTGACGCCGGGCACCGCCGCCAGGCGCTCACTCACGGCGGTGACGATGTCGGCCTCGGAGACGGGCAGGTCACCGCCCGCGAACTGGAAGGTGACGGTGGCGCGGGAGCCGTCGGTGTTGCGGGCCTGCACCTCGACGTAGGGGTATTCCATGGGGTCCCTTCTAGGCTGCGGCTTCGTAGCGGCCCTGATGCCACATCACGTCGTCGGCCGCGAGCGACGCGAACGGGGCGACCGAGTCCCAGAACGGCGCGGCGGCGGTGCCCGGTGTGGCCAGCTGCCGCAGTGATCCGTTGGCGTGGTTCGCTGTGGAGCACTGCCCTGTTCCCTGCTGGTTCAGGGAGGCGGACTCGTCCCGCCATACGACCCACTGCCCGCGGTGCCCGGACCAGGTGGCAGCAGGTGCGGCGGGCAGGGAGAAGTAGTAGTTGGCGGCCGAGCCGCCGTTGCCGTAGGTCGTGGTGCTGCCCATGGTGAGGCGCTGCAGATAGTCGACCGTGCGACCGATCTTCATGTAGCGGGCGACGATCGTGCCGTTGCCGATCGCGGGCGCTGTGCCGGACTCGGCCCCCCAGACGAACGTGCCGGAGTAGTCGGTCCATGCGCCGAAGAAGGTGTTGAACTGGTCGCGGATCTCCTGGTTGAGCAGGGCCGCGGTCACGACCTCGCCCACCACCCAGGTCCGTGGTGCGAATGTCACGGGCTGACCTCCTCGGCGAGCGGGTCGACGGCGTCGGACGGCGGGATCCCCCACGAGACGGGGTCGTCGGGGTGCCACCAGTTCCGCAGGTGCGGCAACTCGTCGGCGACCAGCGCCTCGACGGCGGCCACGTCGTGGGGGAAGACGAGGGCGAGCCAGCCGTAGCCGCACTCGGTGCACGCCATCCGGGGGTCGGCCGGGGTGACGACCTGCGCGGAGCCGCACGGGCAGTCGGCCAACCACCTGTTGTGGTTGATCCGCGCGTACGCCTTCTGCCCGATCACGAACCCGTCGGGCGGGCGGACCCGGCGCTGGACGCGTTCCTCGTACCAGCGGAACACCCGCTCGGCCGGAGCCACCAGCGCCCAGGCGTCCGGGCGCTGAGGGTGGGACGGCAGGTAGAACGTCTCCGCCCGGACCACGGCAATCACATGACCTCCTAGTAGGCGAGGCGGGTCGTCGACCCGAGGACGGAGTACACGGCGTCGTCCAGCACCCACACGCTGTCGGTCGCGCTCTTGCTGGTGTGGAACTGGATCTTGTGGCTGGTGTCCTTGATGACCTCGGTGTAGCCCTCGACGGTCACCCGCATCGACGAGGCCGGCGCCTGCGCGGGCAGGTCGGTGACGGAGAAATAGGAGCCGATGTCCGCGTCGAGGATGTCCAGGTAGGTGGACATCGTGAACGCCTCGACCGGTACCTCCCGCAACTCCGTCGGCGGGTCCGCGTACCGGGACACCAGCCACGCAGCCGCGTCCAGGACGCTCAGGTCGCTGGTCTTCAGAACGTTCAGCTGCTGCGGCTTCTCCCCGTAGACGAGCACGGAGGCCGGGGCCGTCACCCGTTGCGTCGCCCCGCCCGGCCTGCTGGCCTCGACGATGTTGACCATCTTCTGATCATCGTCGGATGCCTCGACCTCGTCGGTGTCGAGGTCCGCGTACGAGATCGTGAACACCTCGGAGGCCGGGCTCGGGTTGTAGCGGATGTCCCGCGACTGCAGAGCCAGCCCGTACCAGTCGCGCTCGGCGAACAGCTTCGCCGCCTCGGTCGCCTCCACCTCCCGCATCCTCACCAGCGCGTTGGACCCGGCCGCTCCCTGGGAGGCGATCGGATCGAACGTGCTGCCCCACACCGTCACGGAGTTCACGCCGCCGTACCGGGCCAGCCGTTCCACGCGCACGTCGGCGTCCTCGCCCGCGAACGCCGTGGTCCCGGCCTCGTAGCGCAGCGCCTCCATGGTCGTGATGTCCGAGGTGCCGGCGTGGGTGACGGCGACGTGGGCGATCTGCCCGCTGAAGAGACGGCTCCCCCGAAAGCCGCCGACGTTCAGGAACCGGATGCCGCTCATGGCCGGGGGGTTGGCCAGCGTGATCGCCGCGAGAGCGCCGTCGACCCGCAGCGACTTGTTGCCGCTGACACCGATCATGTCGAGCATGACGTGATGCCAGGCGCCGTCAGCCACAGCGGCAGTGGAGTTGAACACCGTGAGGGCGGAGCCGGTGTCGGTGTACTCCATGGCCAGGTTGCCGCTGCTGTTCACCGTGAGGACCACCTGGTTGTCCAGGCCCGCGGAGTAGAAGCCGAGGATCGCCCGGCTCACTGTGCTCGTCTTGATCCAGCACTCAAAGATCATCTGATTCGCGCCGGACGCCGCCTCGAACACGGAGCCCAGATCCGCCACCAGATACTTGCCCGCAGACGAGGACGCCGGGGTGAACGTCGGCGCGCCCTCGCCCGTCTCGGGCAGGCCCTCGCCGCCGAACTCCAGCGTGCCGCCGCTGCTGACCTGGGTGAGGGCGAGCGCCCCGCAGCTGCCGCCGGAGATGTCGCCCGCCGCCGTGGAGTCGGCCGGCTCGGACAGCGGGTAGTACGCCGACAGCGTGCCGGGAATCCCGGCGGTGTCCTGGTGAAGGATCTCCTCGGCGTACACCGACCGCAGCGCGGGCGCGGAGCTGAGGCGCTTGAGCATGTCCGAGCAGGTGATGACCACCTTCGAGCCGAGGCCCTTCCACCGCACCGGCCACTCGTTGACCACGCCCCAGAAGCGGGGCCGGATCTCGGCGCCGATCAGGTCCCACTCGATGTAGCCGGACGTGCCGCCGGTGCGGGTGGTGGGGAAGTCGAGGGCGTGCTGCTGCGAGGTGACCCAGGCCGGGGTGGCCAGGGTCCGGCGGGTCGTCCAGATGAACCCGTCCCCGCTGGTCTCCCAGTACACGGTGCCGGCCGACTCCCGTACCCGCAGCCATGCGTGGTCGATCGCCGAGTACGTCAGGTTCGTCGGGGTGCCGTCCGAGAACCCGACCTGGGACATCGCGGCGAGGACTCCGGTGAGGGCGTCGTACCGCCAGCCGATCCGGGTGCCGGACGTGGTGGACAGAACCCACATCGAGGCGGCGCAGTTCGACGAGCCGTTCGCGGCGGGCACGGTCGTGAGCTTGGCCGTGACCTTGCTGGCGGCGAGCGTCCACTGCCGGACGCTGGTGAAGTTGGTGTCGACTCCGGGGGCGATCGTGATCCGCAGCCGGCCCTCGGCGGTCTCCTGCCCGGCGCTGCCGGTGTTCGTCGTCCACAGCGTGGAGTTCACGCGGCCGTCGTCGAAGGTGTCCCCCAGCATGGCCATCGGGTAGGGCGCCGACCCGGACAGGGTCGGCATGACCGCGGCCGAGACGCGGATCGGTGCCAGCTTCCGAACGTAGGGGTAGTACGCCGAGGAGGCGTTGCCGGGGGTGAGCGCCCCGTCCTGGTTGTCCAGGAACAGGGTCGCTGTCCCGACCTGCGTTTCGCTCAGTTCGTCGGACGCACCGCGAGTGATGCTGACGCCCTGGACCTCGTCGACCCGGGTGGTGATGTCCGTCCACGTGATGGTGGTGGGCGCCTGCACCAGGCCGCCCCACCCCATTTCCACCAGCAGCGGCATCCGATCACCCCACTCCGAGAGAGACGTTGATGCCGTGTGCGCGCTTCAGCTGCAGCAGCTGGCGCTGCAGCTCGCGGGCGATCGCGACCGGGTCCGAGGTGCCGGACACGTTGATGTCCACCTGCACCCGCTGCATGCCGGACCCGCCCGCGACGGCCGGACGCCCGGCCACCGCAGCGATGCCCGGCGCCGCCCGCCCCGTCATGCGGCCGGCCATGGTGTCCATGGCGCGGTCGATGAACGGCATGCCCTGCAGCACACCGACGCCGACACCGCGGGCGGTGTTGATGCCGTCGGGGATCATCGCCTTGGCGGGCGAGCTGATACCGAGCGCCTTGCGCAGCGCCTTCTGCATGCCCTTGGCGATCTTCACCATGAGGGCTTCGATGCCCTTCTGCTGCGACGCCAGCCCGGCGAGGAACCCTTTGCCCGCGTTCTTGCCGGAGTCGTACAGCGCGTCGGCCCCCTTGCGGCCGAGCTTTTCCGCCTCGTCGTTGATCTTGTACTGGGTGGAGTTGATCTGGTTGAACGTGGCCTTGTCCGCCCCAGCCAACGCGCTCGCGTAGGCGTAGCCCTGCTCCGGCCCCATCTCCAGGATCTCGCGCAGCATGGTCTTGTTGAGGCCGCGCTTCGCCAGCTCGGAGATGTAGCGGGAGAACTGCTTCATCTTCTCCAGGCGGGAGGCGAGCTTGCCCTTGATGCCGCCAGCGGTCACCTCCTCCTCGCCGCCGAACATCCCGCCGAGCGAGGCGCCTTGCTTGGCCTTGACCCGGGTCGACTCGGCGAAGTCCTTCGCGGCCTTGATCTTGGCGGCGATCTTGTCGCGCTGGCCCGCCAAGTCCAGCAGCTTCTTGGTCTGCCGGTTGACCATCGCGACCAGGCGGTTGTCCTTCTTCCCGTCGAACGCGGCCCAGATGTCCTTGGCCAGGTCTTTCGCGGTGGACTTGATCTTGTCCTTGCTGCCGGTCATCCCGGCGATCAGCCCCTTGCCGAGGTCGGCCATCAGGGCCTTGGCCTTCTTCGACGGCGAGGAGATCTGCAGCTCCTCCCGCATGCCGGCGAGGACGTCGGCCGCCAGCCGACGGGCTGCCGCCTTCACCACCGAGGAGCCGCCGGCCATGCCTGAGGCGAGGCCCTGCGCGGCAGCCGCCCCGGCCCCGCCCACTCCGCCGGCGAGTGACCCCGCGCCGACCTTGCCGTCGTTGATCGCCCGCAGCAGGGGCAGGTTCCGCGCCGTCTGGTAGGCGTTGACCACGAACTCTTTCGCCGACAGCCACGGCGCGAACACGCTGTCCGAGGTGCCGGTGCCCGGTCCCTCGACCAGGCCGCCACCTGCGTAGCCCTTGCCCCGGTGCGCAAAGCCCGTGCCGGTGAACAGGCCGCCGGTCGCGCCGGTGATGTCGTGCTGGCTGCGGCCCGTCAGGTACTTCTTCTGGTACTCGGTGACGTACCGGGTCGTCCGCTTGGTGAAGATCGTGATCGACTTGTCGTGCAGCTGCGCGACGGCCGCCGCCACATTGCGCACGTCCGACAGCGCCTTGCCCGCCTTGGCGGTGACGGTGACCGATCCGTCCGGCAGACGCTTCACCTTGTAGCCGAAGCTCTCCAGGACCGCCTCGCCGCTCTTGGAGAGCGCCTTCAGGGTCACCGACTTGGAGCCCGGGGTCTTGTTCACTGCCGAGTTGAACCGCTTGAGGTCCGCCTCAGCGTCCTCGGTCTGCAGCTCGACCTTCGCCTTCTTCAGGTCCTTGATGTTCAGGATCTGGTCGGCGAGCTGCTTGGCCTCCCTCTTGGTCAGGCCCATCGCCTGGGCGTTCTTGATGAACTCCGCGCGGCCCCGGGAGTAGATGCCGGTGACCGTCTCCCACGAGGAGCCGGACTCCCGGGCGGAGGCGGCGGCCTCCTCGGTCTTCGCCGCCAGGTCGTTCAGCGCGGTCGCCGCGGCCTGGGCCTTCGGACTGTTCACGTCCAGTCGGCCGTTGACCATGTCCAGGGCGCCGGCGTTGTCCTTGGCCGCCTTGGCTGCGGCGTCGATGCTCGCCTCGAACCCGATCATCCCGCCGAGGCCCTGGCGCTGCATGTCGTTCAGCGCCTGCAGGCTCTGGCGCAACCCGTCCGCTGACGCCTTCTGCGCTGCCAGTGCGGCCTGGGTCTTCTGTGCCTGCTGCCCGAACAGGCCCTGGCTCGCAGCGGCGAGGTCCTGCTCGAACTTGGCATCCTTCAGTGCCGACTTGTAGTCGTTGAGGTGCTTGGTGAACTGGGTGGTGTCCCGGCCGCCCTTGCCGTACTCGGCGGTCAGCTTCTTCAGCGCTGCTGCCGCGAGGTCGGCGTTGCCGTCCCGCACCATGCCAGCCAGGGACTTGTCGACCGCGTCGATTTCCTCCTTGGCTTCCTTGACGGGCGTCGAGTCCCAGCCGGTCCAGCCGACCAGGAACTGCTGGACCTTGTCGGCGGTGCCCGGATCGGTGAGCGCCTTCACATGGCCGTACAGCGCGCCCAGGTCGCTGCCGAACATCCGCGAGGCCTCGCCGGTCACCTTGCCGGTGGAGCCCAGTTCACGCATCGAGGAGGTGAGCCGGTCGATGTCCGGAGGCGCGCTTCCACTCCGCTCGGCCAGCTCGGAGATCGCGAGGATCGCGAGGCCGATGCCGGTCCCCGCCAACGCGATCTTCGTGGTGCGGCTGAGCGCCAGCACGCTCGCCCTGACCGCCGCCAGACGGCCGGGTGTAGCGGCCGCCGCCGTGTTCATCGCGACGAGCTGGATACCGAAGGCCGCGGCTGCGGAGCGCGCGGCGACCAGGCCGAGCGCGGCGGCCTTCGTGAGCTTCAGCGCGATCGCGAGCTGCAGGAAGATCGCGATGGCGGACGGCGGCACCGCGGACACCAGCCGGGCAATGACGTCGATGGTCTGCAGCAGCCCGACCCCGACGTCGCTGCCCCCCTCCAGCACGTTCATCACAGCCGAGCCCACGTTCTTCAGAACACTCGCCACGGTCGGGCCCTGAGCCCGGGCGAAGTCCATGAACTCGCGCGCGTTCTGGCCGATCTCGCCGGAGTCCGACGTCCGCATCAGGCTGACCAGCTCGCTGTTGATGCTGCGCAGCGTCCGGTTCGAGAAGCTCGTGAACTTCTCATTCAGGGCGTCGAACCCCGGCGACGCCACCTGCCCGCCGATGATCGTCATGAACCGATCGGTCTCGGCCGACGTGCCCTTGACCAGCTCTTTCGTCTTGGGCAGCAGGGCGTTGGCCAGACCGACGCCCTTGATGAGCGGGGCCATCGTGTCCCCGGCCAGCGAGTCCGACCACTCGCGGGTCTCATCCTTCAGCACGGACACCGCAGCCGCCGCCCGCCGGGTATCCGGCGGCATCTTCGCGATCAGCCGCTGGTACTCCAGCTGCGCCGTCAGAGCCTCTTGCGAGGAGGCCCCGGACTTGTCGACCGCTTCCTTGTACGCCTTGTGGGCCTCGGACGCCTCGCTGATCTGCGAGACCTGCGCGATCATCGCCGCGCCCATCACACCGACCGCGACCGCAACGGCCCCGGCCCCGGCGGCGATCGGCGCCAGCGATGCCGCCGCCGGGATCGCGGCCGGCGCCAGCAGCAGCGTCGCCTTCTTCAGCTGGTCCACGGCCTTGCCGCCGGCGTCGGTGTCACGGCGCAGCGCGGCCAGGTCGCGGGAGGCGTTGCGTGAGAACCGGCGGACGGCCCGGTCGCCCTCGATCGACATGATCGTCATGCGGCGGCCGAGCCGGCGGGCCGCGTCCCCGATGTCGTCGAAGACATCGGAGAGTTCATCGCGGCCGGTCAGCAGGAACGTCATCGAGGGCACGGCTACTCACCGCCTTCCTGCTGGGCCTGGTTGTGGAGTTCGATCCAGGCGGTGAGGTTGTAGAAGTCGACGACGCTCAGGCAGTCGACTCCGGCAGGGGGGATGTGGAGGAGGTGGGCGAAGAGAGGGAGGAAGCTGTCTCGGGCTCGCTCGATGTCGGGGTCGGGCTCGACGGCTCGCCGCCCTCCTCCGGCTCGCCCGGCTCCTCCTGCTCGGGCTGGTCTTTTGGGTCCCGGGCCAGCCGCGCGATCAGCTCCCGCGCGTGCTCCGGGTCAGCCGCAGCGCGGTCCGGGAGTTCGGAGAGGATCTCCGTGACCCGTTCCCGGGTCATCTCCGGATCGGTGCCGACCATCGAGTACGCGTTCTCCACGTAGTCGGTGACCTCGCGTACGGACATCCGGGTGACCAGCTCGCCCACCCGGCAGTCAAACTCCCCGAAGCGGAGGGTCGGCTGTTGGCGCTTCTTCAGGATCCACACGATGCCGCGCATCGCGTCGACGTCCTCGCCCTCCAGACCCTTTTTGATCTCGTCCCACTTCATGTCGATGGTGCGCTGCACGATCGACGCCTCGGACACGAGGAGGTCGTTGGCGTCGTAGTGCTCCGGCTCGCCGTCGGCCGGGGTGTAGATGACGATCAAAGGGGGCTCCTATTCGAGTCGGCGGCGCACGTCGTCCGTGACGCGCTCCACCTCGCGCGTGATACGCGGCTGGTGGGCGCGGACGGTGTTGTCCCACCACAGCGGGGTGGTCGTCTGCTGCGCCCAGCGGCGCCGGTTGCCGAACACCGGGTGGCGGAGCCTGCCTTCGTTGAGGCGGTTGACCACGCCCACCGGAATGTCCGGGGGGAGGCGGCCCCGGTCGAGCCAGACCTTCGCGCCCGGGTTGCCGGTGACACGGACCGAGATCCGTACGGCCTGGGCGATGGAGTCCCGCAGCGGGCGGGTGGTCGGCGAGCGGCCTCCGCGGCCGCCGGCCTTACGGGTCTGAGACTGGATGGACAGGCCGCGGATGGTGTCCTGCAGATCGGACTGCAGGGGCTCGGCCGCCCGCCGGATCCGGCGGGCGTACGAGTTGCGGATGTTCTCGTGGCCGGCGGCCCGCAGCTTGCGGGACAGCTCCAGCAGCTGGCCGGTGCCGGTGATGCGGACGTTCTGCACCATGCGGCGCTCACCTCACAGCGTGACGTCCGTCGAGATGATCTCGATGCGCGGCTGGTTCGTGCCGTCGTAGAGGCCGGTGAAGTTGTACGTGGGCTTCACGACGCCGAACCCGTCGACGACCGGGGGGCCTTCGTCGATCCGGATCGCGGGCAGCGTCAGCCGCCACGTCTCGAAGTACGTCGTCTCGATCAGCGGGCCGACGAACTCCCACACCAGGCTCGTCGCGGCGTCGGAGGTGTGGAGGTCGTCGAGGGCGGTCGAGACGTAGTCCGTCTCCAGCGACCCGGTGATTTTCACCTGGTCGTTCTCGATCGGCTCCTTCTTCTTGCCAGCCTGGCCGGCGTAGAAGCGCTCGGTGTCCTGCGGCCGCTCGATCTTCACCGACACCTTGCGGATGCCGTCGTGCGCCGTCTCCGAGCTGTACGTTCCCGTCCTCAGCGTCATCTGGCCGAAGTGGAACGGGGACATGCTCGGGTACGAGGCGGCGGCCAGGGTCTGGGCCTCGTCGCAGTCCTTGCCGTCGAACTCGAACGTGGCCGCGAGCATCTCGCCGAACGCGCAACTGAACTCGCCCGACGTGACCTTGCACCCGACGAACGACTTGTCTGTGACCGTGCCAGTGGTCAGGGGCACGCCCTTCTGGATCGACAGGCTCTTGCCTGCGACCGACGCCAGGGTGTGGGTCTGCAGGTAGGCGGCCGTCGCGGCCTGCTGCACCGGTGTGACGGCGGTACCCATCAGAGCCTGGTGCAGCAGTCCCATCGACTTGTTCGTGACCTCGAAGTCGATGCTGCCCTGCACCTCCTGCCGGGTGAGGACACGCCGCGCGGACAGCGGCAGCAGCCGGCCTGCGGCGATGCCCGCCGACTGGGCGGTGGTCTTCTTGAGCTGCAGGCCCTCCTTCGTGAACTCGATGAACTTGGTCGGCGCGACGTAGGTGCCGTAGCTGACCTCGGCCGCGATGCCGAGCTGGGCGCCGAGCCCGGATCCGATCGCCATGATCAGTCCCCCTTCTGCGGCTCGGCCTTGGCCGCCGCCGTCTTCTTCGCTGCGGGCTTCTTCAGCACGCCGTCATCCCGGCCGGGGGAAGCGGGTGCGTCGTCCGCCGGCTCGGGGGCGGCCTCGGGGAAGTTCCAGCCCGGGGGCTCCTCGACCGGCTCCCAGGTCTGGGCCTGGCAGACGTAGCCGTCGAACCGGTCGTCCGGCACGGTGACGACCTCGTCCGGCTGGATAAAGCGCTCGTGCCCGAACAGCTCGGGCACGGCCACCGGTTCGGGGCCGATGTAGCGGACCTTCGCCACGGGGTCCTCCTTCGGATAGGGCATGGCGAACAGCCCGCACCGCGCGGGCTCCTCGATCGGGTTGGGTCACAGACGGGCGTGGCAGGACACCGTGAAGGCCAGTCCCACCCTGATGCCCTGGTCGTTGGTGGACTGCTGCAGCACGCCCCGGGTCAGATGCGCCCACAGCACCGCGCCGTTCAGGTTCGGGGCCGTGGGGTTCGAGCTGGTGGCGCGCAGCTCCTGCTCGACCACGGCGAAGATCTCGAACACCCTGGCGCGCAGGGCAGGGAAGTCGAAGTCGCCGGACCAGCAGTCGATGTGGCAGGTGAGGTTGAAGTCCTCGTCCCTGGTGCGGGCGCCGGCCGCGTTGAAGTTCTGCACCAGCTCGGCCGCGGCCTCGCCCTGGGGGGACCAGCCGACGACGAGGAGGTCCTCGGTGGCCACGTCGTCGGTCGGCGGCCCGTCGATGACCGTGACGTCCTCGAGCTGGTCGGACGCCCGCAGGATGGTCAGGAGCGCGGTGATGGCGCCCGGCAGTGCGGAGGTTGCCATCACGCCATCCCTGGCCCTTGGTCGTCCGGATTCATCAACTGCACCGCCCGGTTCGGGATCGCGTAGCCGAGGCCTGGGATGGGCTCGGTGACGTCGTAGTCGCTGGTGCCGCGCTGCGGCCGGCCCTCACCGGTCTGCGTGCGCCACAGGTGCTGCAGGATCACCTGGGCTGCGGCGGGAATGTTCGGGCTGATGACCGGCCGCCCGGCCCGGTAGGTGGCGCGCAGGGGGCCGACCAGGAGGCTGCCGTCCTTCCGAGTCACGATCCCCTTCGCGCCGTCCAGGTTCAGGGTGTTGACGTCGTACGACGTCCCGCCCGACAGCAGCGCCGCGAGAGACACCAGCGACACGGCCGGGGTCCGGTGCAGGGCGAGCGCGTGGACCACGCCGACGTGGTGGTCCTCGACGACCTGGCGGACGATGACCGGGCCAACGAAGTACTCCACCGCCCGCGTCGTGGCATCGAGCCAGAACCGCACGCGCGCGTCGTCGTCCTGCCCGTTCTTCTTCAGCAGCTCCTTCGCGTCCGCGAGAGACAGCACCGTGGGCAGCGCCGCCTCCCGTACGTCGAAGGAGTCGGCGTAGGCGTGGGCCGGAGTGGTGAACACCCAGCGCACGGTGTGCCGTCCGGGCTGCACCGTGACGTAGTCCGCCCGGTACAGCCCGATCCCGGTGTTTGTCACCGCCGGGGTGACGACCGTCTCGTCCGGAAGGGTCACCGTCGCGACGGCCGTGCTGGCGGTGATGAGGGTGCCGCCGGGGTCCCGGCACTGAGCAGTCAGGCGCGCGGTCGCGCCGAGGTCGTACGGCACCGCTCACCCCCTCTACCAGGACCGGGTCTCGGGCTGCTCGGACCGGCCGCCGCCGCGCGATGCCTCGGCCGCCTTCTCCGCCCCGGCCTGGCCGCCGTCACGGTTGCGCGCGGCCTCGAGGACCTTGTCGCGGTTCTTGACGATCCCGGCCCGGGGCGGCTGCCCCTCGTTCGCTTCCAGGTCCAGCACGCGCAGCGCCTCCTCGTAGTCGGCTGTGTCGAGGTAGGCGAGGACCTCGCGGTTGCTGTGCTCGAGCGGGTTGAAGAGTGCGGGGGCCGCAGGACTCACCCCGTCCTCCTCGTCCTCGTCGTCGCCCTGGCCGCCGTCGTCCTGGTCGGGGCCGGAGGACAGGAGGGGCAGGCTGACGGTCAGCGACCAGCGCACCCACTCGGGCCCGTCCTCCTGCCCGGCCGGCGGGGCGATGGGCTCCAGCGTGGCGTCGATGACGTTGAGCGCCTGGCCGTCCTTGCCGAACACCAGCGGCTGCTGGTGCACCATCGACGGCACGCCCTTACCGCCGTCGTCCTGGCGGTCGCTGTCGAGGAGGACGGCGCGGTACCCGTCGGCCCAGGACGCCGCCTCCTCGTCCGTGACCACGACGATGTCGCCGGGCGCCCAGGAGAAGTCGGCGCCGGCGATCGCCTCCAGCACTTTGATCTGCGCCATCAGTTCCGCACCACCGGGGCCACACGCGGGTTCGACAGCACCACGAGGGCGGCGTACAGGCCGCCGGTGGCCGGGGAGCCGGACACCGTGGTGATGACCCGCACGTACCGCTTGAGGCCCTTGTAGCCGATCTCGTACACGGTGTCGTCGGTGCTGGAGGTGACGGCGGGCTCGCTGCCCTGCAGGTATGTGTCGGCGACGGCCGCCCACGAAGAGTTGTCGTCGGAGTCCTGGACCTCGAAGGTGTGGGTTCCGTCGGTGACCACACCGGCCTGGATGACGATCAGGCAGTCCTGGTACATCGAGGAGTCCTCGGCCCGGTCCACCGCCGTCCCGTTCGCCGAGGCCGTTCGAGCTGCGGTCGGTGCCAGGGACGTTTTGACGAGCAGGTTGCTGTACGCGTCCTTCACGACGCGCTCCTTCCTGAGAATGCCGACGGGCCCAGGCCGTTACCGGCCCGAGCCCGTGCGAGCGGATCGGGTCAGCTGGCGGCGTGCTGGTACGTGCGGACCGCGGAGGCGTCCTGGATCATGCCGTCCATGCGGGCGAACCCGAGGAAAGCCACCTGCAGGTACTCGGCGTACCGCTCCACCAGGCGCAGCGTCTGCACCTGCTGCACCTGGCGGATGACGTAGCCCGCCTTGAAGTCGCCGAACGCGATCGTCTTCGCGGAGGCGGCCGGTGTCGGCATCGAGTTGTCGAGCGAGTACTCGAAGCCGTTGATCGTGGAGGGGAAGCCGGGCGCCGGGACCGGCACCCACAGCGGGCGACCCTGGGTGTCCTTCAGCTTGCGGATCACCTTGAGCGTCGAGTCGTGCATGAGGTACCTGCCGTTGGGCCGGTACGCGCTGTCGACGCTGTGCTCGAGGTCGACCAGGTCGTCGTAGATGACCGACGTGGTCTGACCGGAGGCGCCCTGCTTGCCGACGGCCGCGCTGGTGGCCAGGCCTTCCGGCTGGTCCACGCCGGTGCCGGTGGTGAACGCCCGGGCGGCGCGGCGGCCGATGCGCTCGCCGAGCTTCTTCGGCACCCACGTCTCCAGGCTGAACGCCGAGTCCTGCAGCAGGGCCATGGACAGCTTCACCTGCTTGGAGGAGAAGATGTACGCCTTCAGCGTCCGCCCGCCCACGCCCAGGTCCTGCTCACCGGCGGGCTGGTTCTCGCCGAGGAGCTCGCCCTCGTTGCCGGTGTCGTCGTTGGTCGGCCACTTCAGGTCGGCGCCCGTCGAGGTGGTGATGACGTCGGCCAGACCGAGCAGGCCGCCGAAGGCCTTCATCGTCTCGGTCATGATGCCGCGGAACTCGTCCGGCACGGTGAACCCGCCGGCGGTGTCGATGCCCGCACCCATCGCACGCATGTCGACCTCGTGGTCCATCATCAGGTTCCGCTGGTCCGGCGACAGCCGGTCCATGCCGCCGCGCAGGTAGATGCCGAAGGTCTCGGCGTACCGCTTCGCCTGCTCCTGCGCGTCGCCACCCCGGCGACCCTCGGGTTCACCGGTGGTGACGGCGACCTGGCTGCGGTCGATCTTCTCGAGCTGGGTCATACGGTTCAGCCGCTCGATGTCCCCGGAGACCTCGGTGAGCCGGGCTTCGGCCGCGTCCCAGTTCGTCCGCTCCTCCGCGCTGAGTTCGCGGTTCTCGTTCTCGGCCGCGGTGCGGATGTCCAGCATCCGCTGCCACACGGTGTTCTGCTCATCGATGAGCCGCGTGAGCGTAGCGCTCATGTGCTTCCTCTATTCAGGCATGGCGAAGGCCCACACACCGGCGCGAGCCGCGGGGTGGGCCTTCGGGTGAGTACGGGTTACGCGGGGGTCAGGTGCAGGCCGTAGCGTGCGGCCAGTCCCCTCATGCGGAGATCGAGTGCGTCCTGGTCGGTCCGAGTGGTCTCTGCCGGCTCGGTGCCGTTCGTGTCCGCAGTGTCGGTCTCCGGTGTGCTGGTCTCGCGAGTGGACTCACCCGGCTCGCTGCCAACTGCCTTCAGCTCTGGTGCCTTGATCCCGGCGTCCTTCAGGTGCCGGGCCAGGTGCTTGTACACGGCTTCGCGGTCCTCGTCGGGGATCGTGGTCCCGCCGCGGGCGCCGTTGAGGACGCCGATCGCCGTGGTGCACGCGACCGTCGAGGCCGCGCCGACGTCGCCGTCCACGCCGACGAAGTGGTGGATGAACCGGTACGAGGCCTTCGCCGTGGCGTCGCCGTCGGGGTCCACCCAGGCGTGCGCCATCCGCAGCGCCGACTCCTCGCCGGGGAGATCCGACGAGTTCCCCGGACCGTCCCACGCCGCGTCGGAGGTGCCGGTGGAGTGGACCGCCAGCGCGCCCCGCTCCTCGACGGCCGGCGCCGTACGGGCGACCACCGTGGCGTCCTCGGCGGGCGCCTGGTCGCCGACGAGCTGCAGGAGGTCCCGCAGCTCCGGCCGGTACTTCGCGCGCTGCTCGATGGCCTGCTGGTCGCCGCGCCGCAGGAGCGCGGAGGCGACGGAGGCGAGTTCGGCCTCGGTGTCCTCGTAGGCTGGGAACGTCACCGCGGACACCTCGATGAGGCGGACCTCGAGGATCCGGCGGACCTCCACCTCGGCGGTCTGCCCGTCGGAGGTCTCCACCGTCTCCAGCGTCCAGTCGTCCTTGACGACGTAGAACCCGAAGCTCATGCCGGTGATGTTCCGGTTCTTGACGTTGGCCTTCAGGTCGTTGACGTACGACAGGGCCGGGTCCAGGGCCGAATCCACCGGGAGACCCTTGTCGTCCTCCGCCAGCTCCAGCGTGCCTGCGGAGACCCGGGAGACCACGTAGTACGAGTCGTGGTCGATGAGCATCCGTGCATCGCCCTCCGACAGCGTCTTCGTGAACGCCCCCGGTGCGATCTCCTCGTAGAACCCCCACCGCAGGGGATTCCCGATCGCGGTACGGGAGTTGAACTTCGCCGCGTACCCGCGGAACCGCTCGCCCGCCCCGTCGCCCTCGACGGCCCGGATCACGACCTCTGCCGTGGACAACGGCAGATGGCGGTGCTCCTCGGTCGTCGTCCTCGTCAGAGTCCTCATCAGGTGCCTTCCTCCCCCTCGTCGGGTGTCTGCAGCAGCCGCTGCGCCTGCGCCATCAGCGCGGCCGCCCGCGCCCGGTTCGACCCCGCGGCCGCCGCCTCGTCCCCGTCCGGGGCGAGCGGGTTCGAGCCGAGCGGCGCCATGTACATCGGCTGCAGGTAGACGTCGCCGCCCGTACCCGCGGGCAGCGGCGGCATCTCCTCGAGCGCACGCACGTCGTCCGCGCTGTAGGCGCCCACGTCCCGCATCGCCCGGTAGAACGTCGCCCTCGCTGCGCTGTCGCCGCGCAGCAGGCCGCCCATCTGGTAGTTCGCGTACAGCGACCGGGGCAGCAGCTCCTTGGTGATGCGCTGCTCGGTCGGGGTGAGCCATGTCGGGTTGAGGTCGAACGTCACCCAGCCCTGCGCCTGCTGCTCCAGCCCCGTGCCCCACGACGTGCTCTTCTCGGTCGACATGAGCAGGAACGGCGGCACCCCGAACATGCGGGCGATCTCGGTGACCTGGAACTGCCGGGACTCGAGGAACTGCGCGTCCGTGTTCGGCATCTGCACCGGGCTGAAGGACGCGCCCGAGTCGAGGACAGCGATCTCGTGGCTGTTGTGGACGCCGGACATCTTGGCCTTCCAGCGTTCCTTCAGCCGCGCGGCCTGGTCCTGGTCGAGGCGCTGCTCGGTCTGCAGCACACCGCCGATCATGTTGCCCGACCCGAACATCCGGGCCGCCGACTTCTCAGCGGCCTGCGCCAGGCCGATGCCCTGCGTGGCCAGCCGTACGGGCGAGCAGCCCGTGATGCCGTCGTAGCCCAGGCCCGGGATGTGCAGCATCTGGTGCGGCGTCCACACGTGGCTCACGCCCCAGTCGTCCACGACGTCGAACAGCTTCCCGCTGGGGTTCGCCACGTCCGGCTTGATCCGCTCCACATGGACACGGTCCGCCGAGACCGGCCACAGCTCCCGGATCTGGCCGGCACCGTCGCGGACCTTCTGAATGTAGGTGTTGCCCCACAGCACGCGATACGTGTACGCGAAGCGCCACAGCTCCACCGGCGTCAGATCGGGGTGCGGGTTCCGCAGCAGCTCGAACGGCTGCTTCTCCCGCGTCCCCTCCGTGTACGTCGGCAACGGCAGCGCCGAGGACACTCCCGCGATCAGCGACACCGCCCGCCACACCGGTGACGCCCGCAGCGCGGTCGTCTCCGACACCGGCACCCCGGCATCGGACTGCACCCCGCCCAGGTACTCCGCCAGCGCGGCGGAGGTGAGCGGCTGCGCCGGACTCTCCAGCCCTCTCCTCGTGCGCCCCTCGAACAGGCCGAACAGCCCAGACGTCACTGCCGCTCACCTCCCGCCGCTTCCCCACCGCGCCCCTCCCCAGGGACACGCCTGTCGGCCAGCGCACGCTCGCACGCCAGCACCCCCAGCACCCCGCCCACCACCAGCGCGGCCGGCACGCTCCACAGCGCCAGCCCTGCCACGATGACCAGCACAAACACTGTCTCGAGGAGCACCAGCCCCCGTCCGCCCCGCGGCTGCTCCTTCTCCGCCTGGTCCTCGCTCACCACAGGTTCGGCGCCCCTTCCGGCTCCACGTCGTGGTACTTCTCCCAGCCCCACAGTGCATACGTCCCAGCCACCAGCGGGCTCACGTCCACACCCTCACTGCGCCGGGCCCACGCCCACGCATCGCCCAGCTCCCGCTTCTTCGCACCGGCCAGAGCCGTCGCCATGGGTGACTGGCCCGGGTGCGCGAGGGAACCGTCCACGGTCCGGTCGTAGAAGGCGCCGCAGGCCTGCACGATCTCCCGCACCTTCGGCGCCACCAGGAAATGATCCCGCCCCAGCCCGCTGCCCACCTCGTACGTTCCGGCGAGCTTCTTGCGGATCGGGGCCGCGAGCGAACCGGCCGGCCCGCCCTCGTCGAGGACCCACACGCACGGCGTCCACTTCTCGTCCCGCTCGCCGACCCAGTCGACCACCCAGTCCGTCCCCGGCCGGTGTGCGACGACCTCCACGTGCCGGCCACCGCCCGCCGACTCAGCAGCGATCGAGATCGCCGTCCACGTCCGCTCCGGGTTCGTGTCGATCGCGAAGGCCACCGGGTCCAACGGACGGCTCTGCCCGTCCGCGAGTGCCTCCCACGCCTCCTTCGAGATGACCTGCCACGTCTCGTCACTGACCTCCGGGTAGTCACCCACACCCAGCCGCTCACGGTCGAACAGGTCCTCACGCATACCGCGCATCTCCCGCTGCACATAGGACGTGCGGATACGGATCCCCAGCGCCGGGTTGGCCCGCGCGAACGAGTACTCGTCGTCACGGTCGTCGTGCGCCGTGCAGACCACACGCTGCTCCTGGTCGCGCGGGCACTCCTTCGCGTGCGGAGCGATCGAGTACTCCAGGTACGTCAACGACGGGTCCGGCTCGCCCTCCTCGGCGATCGCCCGGGCCCGCAGCAGCGCCAGCTGCTCACTCTCCGCCCCCAGGCCGGCCGACCCCGTGAACACCAACTGCGGGTTCCTACGCGCCGACAGCACCGGCATCAGCGCCCCCACCGGCGCCGCACGCAGCTTCATCGCCTCGTCCATGATGACCAGGTCACCGGAGAACCCACGGCCGCTGTCCCCACCCCGCGCCAGGAACCGGATCCGCGCGCCGCTGAAAAACTCGAAGCCCTCCTCACCGTGGCTGCGCCGGACCCGCTTGACGCGGCGGCTCAGCGACGCCGACCCCTCGATGATCCGGTCCAGCCGCAGGAACGACTCCTGCGCGGTGTTGAACTGGTGCGCGGTGTGGATGACCAGCTCGTCCCCGAACAGGATCACCCCGCCGAGCTGCCGCGCCTCGAGGAACCCGCCCTTGCCGTTCTGCCGGGCGACGTTGAGGGCGACCTCCAGCGACGTCCACCGGCCCTCGTCGTCCTCGGCGAGGCTGTGGTGCAGGGCCAGTTGCTGCCAGATGTCGAGGTCGAGACCCGCGTCCTCGGCCAGCTCGACGCACTCCTGCCCGGCGGGCGAGCGGTAGTCGAGCGCGACCTGGTCCTCGACGCCGTCCCACCGGACCGTGTCGACACGCCGGCGCCACGGCACGGACAGGATCCGCGGGCTCTGGCAGCCGATCACCCAGACCCCTTACGCGCCGGAGGGGAGAGCCGCGCCCTTCGCCGGGCGGCGAGCTGGTCGATCCGGTCGCCGGCGTCCTTCGGGGGAGCCAGCGCGCGCACGACCTGCATGGCCTGGCGCAGCTCGCGGGCCGCGGCGGCGGTCTCCTTCGCGTCGCTGGTGGAGTCGATCAGGGTGGCGAGGCGCAGCGCGGTGGCGGCCGGGGCCGATGCGGTCGCGTCGATGCCGAGGTCCTTGATCTCGGCGGCGGTCGCGGTGGCGACCTTGCCGCGGCGGACGCGGCGCTTCGACTCGTCACTCATCCGGACATCACCCCCCGTAACCAGACGAGAGTCACGGAACGTGACAAGAGATTGGTAACAGAGCGTTACGGGATGGATGGTGACGGAACGTCACTAATTCGCTCGGGCTCGCTTCGCCGGGATAGCAGCCACCTCGACGGGGAGAGAGACGGGCGACAAGGGCGTTTGGGGTCGCCCGGCCTCCGGCTGAAGTTTTGACCCACTCCTTCCCCGGCGGGCGCGGATCGGCCTGCGATCACCCGCCAGCAGCCCCCGGATCACGCTCCCGGCACCCCGGACCGTCGCGATCCGTGGGTCGCGGCGGGTCACCACTGCCGGGTGGTCTGAGGGGTGACAGCGCGTGACTCGCCCTGCCGGTGCTGCCGGTACCAGCGCGTGACGACCCGCTTCATCTCGTCTGATCGCATCGCAGCGACGCGCTCACGCACGACGTCTTCGCCCGGGTCGACGACCACGAACTCGGCCCCGAGGCGCTGGTAGCGGGCCCGTGCCCGGGCGCCGGGCATGGTGTGGATCAGGTACACATTGACCTGGTCGACCAGCTTGAATGCCTCGTCCATGGCGGCGTAGCGCGCACGCTGAGCGACCCGCTGATGCAGCTCGTCCTGGTTCCACTGGGGCGCGCCCGGGCCGGTGAGGGCGCGGGCGATGCGGTCCATGTCGATGACGATGTCACGCGCAGTGGCGTGTGCCTCGATCCATGTGCTCTTGCCTGCGGCTGGCGGGCCGGTGATGACGTACAGCACGCTGTGTCATCACCGCCTCCGTGGTCGTTGGTGTGGCCGGTCAGCTGCCGAAGGGGGGTCGGCCGCTGCCCTGGATGTCCATGTCGGTGCCGGCGCCCTGGGCGACGAAGCTGGCCTCGCGGTCTCCGATACGGAGCGTGTGGTCGTCGGTGTTGAAGATGGCCCAGGCGGCTTCCCCGTCCGGTACGTCGAGGGAGCCGTACCACTCCGTGGAGGTGCTGGTGAGCCTGGCGGTTACCTCGTACTCAGTGCCGCCGGCGGTGACCGTGGCGGGCCCGTCGTATGTCGTCATGCGCTCATGGTGGCCCAGCGGTCTGACAGTGGGCTGTGTCTCCTGGTCACCAGGTGCGGGGGTGGCGAGGGCTGGGGTGGCCGATGCACGTCCAGCTGTGACGGCCGAGGAGGCGGCAGGCGAGGCGGCCGGGCACGCGTGCTGCAGCACAGCGGGGGTCGTCGAGGGCGTTGCGAAGCCAGCGTTCGAGGCCGGTTGCGTCGGGCCGGTACCAGCGCAGGACGATGAGGCGGTTGGACTGCAGGGCGGCGCGTACGCGGTGTTCCAGGTGGGCGAGGTCGTCGTCGACCTTGGCCATGGTCACCACCTCCGGGTGGCTTGTTCGCGGGGGCGGGGCTGGGTGGTGGTGCGGTTGCCGCGGGAGCTGTTGCACCGGCGGTGTGCTGAGCGGGCGTTGGCGGGGTCGAGGAGGCCGCCGCCGCGGCTGATGGGGATGGCGTGGTCGAGGGTGAAGGCCCAGGGGCTGGTCTGTGCGGCGCGGCCGGTGAGGCTGTAGTCGATGGGCTGCCTGCACCACCAGCAGGGCAGGCCGAGGGCGCGTTGCCGGTCGCAGAGGGTGCGGTAGGGCCGGCCGTTGCGGGGGTTGCGGGCCATGGTCGCCTCCCGCCGGGGTGTGTTTGGGGCGCCCGCGGCTCGGCCTCCGTGGCTGCGTGGGTGGGTGTCACGGGCCGGTGAGCGGCCTGCCGGGCGGCGGGCGCGGGCATGGCGAAGGCCCCGGAGTCAGGTGCTCACGGGGCCTTCGTCATGCGGTCTGTGATGTCCGTTTTTGGACATGGCGAACTTGGGGGGAGTGTGACAGCAGGTCACAGCCCTGGTCAAGCTGCGTTTACGTCCTGCGGGGTCTGCTTGGCGATCACGAGGGCTTGGAGTTCCTCAAGGTCGACGACGACGCGTCGTCGGTGGTCGTAGCCGTGGTGGGTGAGTTCGCCGCGGTTGACCCACTTGCGGACAGTGGCGGGCCGCTGCTTGACGCTGAGGGCGGCGGCGTAGATGTCGGTGAGCAGCGGGCTGGGCATGGGCTCAGGATGCCAGGGCCAGAGGTCGGCTGGCTCCGCTGGTCAGCACTTCTCCGCGAGCAGGTACTCCGCCATCTCCTGGCCATCGAGGGACGGGTCGTCGAGCAGGCTATCCAGCAGGTCGCCTACTGCGTCCGGGCCGTCCGACTTCAGCAGCTCGCACGTTGTCTGCTGGCCGTCGGCGTCGAGCGACTCCCACCCCTCGTCGTAGTAGCTCTCGGTGGCGGCGTCGTCGAGGATGTCGTCGACGTGTCCGGCCAGGACGTCCTTCACGGCCTGCTGGTACTCGTCGTTGGTGAAGCCGGCGCACTCAGGCTCGCTGGACAGGTCGCGGGGGCTGTCCTCGGTGTAGGACTCCTCGAGGATCGCCTTGCAGTTCTCGATGGTGTAGGGGTTCTTGCTGGTCTCAGGCGTCGAGGCGGTGGGCTCGGTGTCGGCCTTGCTGGTGTCGGTGCCGCCGCTGCCGCAGGCTCCGAGAGCGAGGAGCGCGGCCAGAGCGGCGATGGCGGTGGCGGTGCGTCGCATGTGTCCCCCCAGGGTGTGTGAGGTCCGGATCGTAGCCGTACGCCCGGTGTGCGCGGGCCGGAACGGAGAGGGCCTTGACGCGCGCGGAGCATGGGTGCCGTGATGATGCGTACGCGGATGTGAGCGGCCGGACTGATCGCAAGGAGTGCTGTGGACTACGGCGACCTCGCCACGTGGGTGGGCGTTGGGTGTGCGGCTGTTGCAGCCGCTGCGACGGTGAAGACGCTGCTGAGCCAGCAACAGCAGATCAAGGAGCAGCGCGAGTTCATCGGGGACCAGCGGGCGTTCATGGCCGAGCAGTCCTCCACGCTGGCCCTGGAACGTGCGGAGCTGCGGGCGGTGGCCGAGGACCGGAAGTGGGCGCAGGCCCGGCAGGTCCGGATGCACCAGAAGAAGCTCGGTGCTCGCCTGAACGCGGAAGGGTCGGGGCTGACACCCAATGATCATTGGGCGGTCACTGTGCAGAACGGCAGCGATACCCCTGTGCATCAGCTGGAAGTGATCTTCGGGACCTCCAATTTGGCTGCAGACGTGCACGAGTGGCCGGCGTTCACCCCTGACCAGCATCGGGCTGAGGCCGGCGATCGGCTGGTGGCGCCGGTGTTCCTGCTGGGTTCGCACAGGGCGCTGCGTTTCGTGTCGCAGACGTGGCAGGCGGCGACCCTTCACAACAATCCGCCGACGCTGTTCTTCACGGACGGCAACGGCATCCGGTGGTCGCTGGACTCGAAGGGCAAGCTCGACGAGGTCCTCCCGGAGCCGCAGGCATAGCAGGCCCCATCGCGCTACAACGTCGCGGCTACGGCGTACCGGCCGCTCCTGGGGCACGGGGCCAGGTGTCGGGGCCGCCGCCGCGCCACTCGATCAGGCCGGTGGTGCGGGCGTCGGTGTCGTCCCAGTCGTCGAGGCCTGCGCGGCGGAGGAACTCCACCAGGTCGGTGAGGGCGTAGGCGCGGCCGAGGATTTCGCCGGCGGCGCGGACGCGGCGGCCGCCGTCCTCGTCGGGTGGGTACACGACGACCAGCGATGTGGGCATACCGTCCAGGATGGTCCGGGTACGGCTGGGCCGCACCCGAGGTACGGCGGAGGCCCCGCCGCGACGGGGTGCGCGGCGGGGCCTTCGGGTTTCAGTGTGGCAGGGCGGTCAGTCTTCGCGGGTG